GGCACAATTGTTGCTCTGCGATGGAGTCGATTACTCTCTTCACCGCAAAGCTCGATGAAGTCAAACCACTCAAAGAAAAAGCGGATATACAACAACTTTATGATGAGATAGTACAAAAGTGGGATGAAATTGAAATTGTTGATCTCAACGAAGATGACTACAAGGAATTGCTTCGGTTAGTTAAATCATTAGAGTCAGTTTTCAAAGTCAAGGGTATAAATGTTAATACTCTAAGAAATGAGACTCAACAAAAGCAGAAACAGTGGGACGAGAAAATTAAAAAAGAAAATGAAAGTGAGAAAGAAGCGCAAAATACTGACAACGATCGGAACGAAGAAGAGACGCAGAATTCAAATTCGGACAATACGCCTGATTTAATGGACAAAATTCTAAAATATTCTGCTCAAGGCAACACCAACCCATTCACGAATGATGTTCTCCAAATACGGTCAATACTGTCGAAAACACTTTTCGTTGACACAGACAATGAGTCATATTCGGTGTATGTTCCTGAAGCTTCAACCTATAAAGTTTCACCAATTGAGATAACTTTCAAGACCATTGACACGTTCGATCCGAAAACTAAAATAACCAGAAAACAAACAATAATATTATCGAACAATAATCAGGTAGCCGATGCACTTGGGCCAGCTGACGTCTTATACACATCATCATTTTTCGATGATATGACGTCGACTTCAATCAAAGAACTGGATTTATACTTCCTCGATAAAGCGCTGGGATTGAAGAAAGAGCTGCCAAATTTAAATTATATTTCAAAATTGGACAAAGAAGTCAATCCAATGAATGTGGCAAACACGGTAACAACATCCTTTAACCAGAAGGAATATTACGACATGGTTATGGATAGACAAGACAGATCACTTGACGCGCGTAGGCAGGCAATTGAATTCGACAACGTCGTTGTTGACGCACAAAGAAGAACTGTGAGATTCCCAGTCCGTTTGCATCCATTCGACAACCAGCTAATTGATATAGCTGCGAATTATGCTGTCGAAACGCAAGATCTTGCGAACGCAATGAGAGAGTACGCAATGTTAGGAGCGGATGGATATGTGATTACGCCTAAGGTTAGAGTTGACAGAGATCAAAGGTTAATATACAACAGAAGATCTCAGGTGTTGAATAGGCTGTGTGAACTATCAGGGCTGGTATACAGAACAAGAATTCTACACTCAATGAGATTAATGACCCCTCTTTGGAGGACAAATGTTTTTCAAACTTCACTCGAGGATGAAATAACAAGAATATATTCCGCAGCCGAAGTATCGATGGTCGCAATAGATGCTACAGTATCCGCACTGTCATCTATTAATATAGGCGTAGCTAAGCAAACTCTAGACGCTCTCTTGAATATGTCTTTCTTTAGATGTGAATTGGAACTGGTTGGATCACAATCATCATTCGGAGCAGCGCTGTCTGCCGCGATAGCGTTACTAGTCCTCCCAACAGATCAAGATCATATGGATGAGGAAGTCTTTGACATTTTGTGTAATTTAGTCTATAACGAATTAATTGCCTGGCCATCAGATCTCCCATCATTCGTAAGAAGAAACGGCGCCACAAACGCCTTCAGACAATATGTGAACGCTGGAGTCAATAGGGAAATCGCTGCATACATGCGTCACGTCTTACTTCGCAGGCCATGGCTACCTCTCATTCAATCAAATGACATCAGAAGGCAGTGTCACGTTTTAGTTCCAAACATTGATCTAGCTAACGTGAATGATCCAACATACGTTGCATTGAATGGACTGCTCAATGGAATTATAAACGCATCCCGTAGGAATCCAAATCCTGGCAGATCAATTAACGCAAACTCCTTTAGAAAGCTGTTAAAGAATTTGAGAGATATATGTGTTAATAAACTCATGCCAGCGGTTCGGCTGTTAAGATATAACGTTGAACGAGTGGCGAGAATTTTCCAATTTCTACCATATTCAGCAGATCTTTTTGATGCGAATCCGAACATGCGCGATGAGCGCCTAAGAATTAAATTTCCAATTTCCGGCGTTCTGTCATTATTGATGGGCATTACGAAAGCACCTGATGCGTTCGACTGGGCTGCACTTTTAAATTTCGCTGATGATATCAGAAAACTGGACTATGCGGAGGCGGAAGCAACGGAGGATGCAGCAACAATCGCTGTTCTAAAAAATGATATAAACAGGTCAGTTTCAAGAAAAGACGTTTGGAACGCAGAGGTTAAACCGCCGTCACCAACAATTGCGTCAGTTGCTAAAATTCCATCCGCTTCACTATCCGCAATTTTGTCGGACAGACAATTGATCAATCTTGTCAGAAACACCCATTCCTTTAGAATGATTACCGAAATCGTTAACGCTTTAAGGGCCGCATTTGAAAATTCTCCAACTTCGCAACATGGAATAGGTAAAGGCGCATTGTTAAACCCAGTTCCAACACCATTCGGCAGATCATCTCAATATGTTAGAAGAGATAACGTCATTTTCCAGAGGCCGCCAAATGTTCAAATGTTTACAATTCAACAGCTCATGCAAGGTCAACATTTTGCTGGATTAGTCGCACAGATTCGCGCTAGGAGACCTATTTTCATACAAGGTCCAGTTCAATTAAGAGTTGCAAACGCAAGAGATGTGGAACAAGTTACAATGGCGTATCTAACCATGAATTCGCCATATGACGCCTTTATCAATCCAATTGACTTAAGGCAACAGAGAATGATTGAACCAAGAGAGGTTGATTTGTTCATTGACGACGAGCTTAATCGAATCGAGGATGACTTTGACAATGTGATGGCGCAGACTTCGGTATACGTCCTCGATGCACAGAGATTACTCGTCCCAATTCAGGCTCAATTAAGAAATTTCGACTACCATGATATAATGATCACAGATTCAGTCACTAAGCATCTCACTATGACCGTCGCACAACCGCCAGACTTACAACTGTTTAACGGGCTTTTGGTTTTTGAGCAGTAATCGGGCAACAAACACAGAAAAATACACCC